AACCCAGCGGCGCGCTCTGCACCGCTAGCGAGCGGCAGTTGCGGCGAACTGGATGATCGGGTTATCGGTTACCGCCGGCCGCTAACACAAGGCGCGCCGACCCTCCTCTGCCCGCCTGCGCCAGCCCTCGATCGTGCAGGCGGGCACTTCTTTCCTATCGCTTCACCGCAGCCGCTACCGCGGCCACGCCTCAACCAGCAGCCGACGCTTCGCCTCGCAGGATGCTAGGTCGAACCGCCCGTCGCGGATCGTGCCGTCGTCGTCAGCAGCGCTGGCGCTACCGTCCGGCTGCCGGCGCTGCGGCGTCGGGACGCAAGGCTCCAGCGCCGACCTTGGCGGATCCGGCAAGTTCGGCATCGAGGTCATCGACCGCGCGCACCCGGTCAGCATCGCGGCACAGCACGCGGCCAGCATCAGTCTGCGCATATTCCCTCACGGTGTTGGTGGAGCGGACGATGATCGGCTGGCGCGCGGCGAGGCCGTCGGCATAGTTCGTCGCCGCCTGGGCAAGGTTACTGGCGTAGCGGCGCTCTGCCTCCAGCCGGGCTTTCTCCGCATCATCCAGCGCAGCCGTCCAGGCCGAGCGCTCCGCGCGCAGCGTGGCGGTGCGATCGGCGAGCGTGGCCCGGGTGGCGAGCAGCGCCGCCCCGAGCGCCAGCATCGGAAGCGCCCACCAAAAGCGACGCAGCAGCACGAGGGCGGTCACGCCTCGCGCACCTGGCGCGCGATCCAGCCGTAGAGGAATGCTTCCTGCGACTTGTTCGCCTCCGCGATCTCAGCATAGCGACCGGTGCGGAACGAACGGACAAACCACAGCAGCACCGCCCTCCCCTCGGCGTTGTTCCGCTGCCGTAGGTAGGCGTCGAGCGCCGCCAGGGTGAGCAGCCCGATACCACCGTCGACTGCAACGTCGGGGTACGTGCGCCCCTCGCTGTTCAGCAGGTTGAGCGCCCGCTGCAGGAACTTGCCCGCCTGCGCCGGGCCCATGTTCACTCCAGCGTCGAACAGCTCGGCCGCGAGGTCAGCGTCGCGGGTCGCGACCTTGTCGAAGCCGGGAGCGGTCCAGTAGCGGTTGCGGTAGATCTCCGCCGCCGTCGCGCGCGGGAGCGATCGCATGTCGCCGCCGTAGCCATAGGCACGCGCAACCTGTTCGGTGATGCCCCAGTTGGTTGGGCCGCCACGATCGGCAGGGTGGTTCACATAGCCGCCCTCGCGCGCGACCACCTCGGCAATCAGCTGCTCAGCCGTCTTTGCCATGACTCTTCCTTTCATCGGTAACGTGGGTGACATTGTCCGGAAACACAGCGGGGGCATTCAGACTCTGAGCGCACAACCCCCGCGGCGCTTCCGCCCCGGCTGCTGGAGCCCTAAGCCACCAGCCGGGGCGGCCCGTCACTTGCGGGGGTTGAAGAACCCGTCGATCGCGCCGCGCACCCGTTCGGAGAACTGGGAGGCGATGAACTCGAGCAGCCCCAGCCCGAGGAACCCAGCCGACGCGCCGGCGCCCAGCGCGCGGAACGGCGTCAGCTCGCGCTCGGACGAGACTGCGATCATCGCGAGCGCGAACAGCACGGTCACAGCGAGGTTTGCCCGGCTGGTGACACGCTCCTCCCCCTCACGGCGTACCGACTGCGCGATGTATCGACCCAGCACCACGCCAGCGACGCCAAAGAGCGCCGGCACGATCGGGATGTTGAGGCCAAGCAGTGCGACTGCGGCCGGCCCAACGGCCGCAGCGACCACGTTCTGCCCGGCCATCAGACAAACGGGGCCGAGATCAGGGCGAGCCCGAGAATGATGAGGACGATCATGGTGTCGTGCCGGAACTGGATGCGCGTGCGGTGCTCGCGCGAGGTCGGCTGGCGCGTCAGATGGTCGATCATGCGCGGCCGCTCCTTGTCGATGATGAAAGCAGCGAGCAGCAGGCCCCCAACGAGGATCACACCACGCGCGGAGGCGAGGAAGGTGACGATCCGCTCCGCCATGCTCGCGTCGCCGATGCCGAACATCAGGAACGCCCCCGCCGGGCTGATCACTGCCAGCACCGGGATGATCAGCGCGATCTTGATCCAGCGATAGACATTCACCGGATGCCACAGGCCGTAGCCCCGATCATGGAACACCTGCGCCCCAGCCCTCAGCGTCATCGACAGAGGGAGGAAGGTGCCGACGAGCACCGCGAACATTCCCCAAAGTGGGTTCATGGGAACTCTCCCTGCCCGGGTTGCGCCGGGCGTCGCTTTACCCGTGCTGGACGTCGACCCACGGCCGGCCGTCGCGGATCGCCCAGATCTTGCCCACGCGGCGGCGGTACTGCTCGAAGGTGATGTCTGCTTCCGGCACCGCGATCGCGCGGATGCCGCCGCCGTTGGCCGCAGCGACGAGATAGTCGCCAACCGCGAAGTCTCCCGCGACGTTGACCGGCACCTGCCCGGAGAAGGCGATCCGGTCGACGCACTGCCGAGCCGCCTCCAGTTCCGCTTCCCAAGTTGCGACTTCCGCTTCGTGCGCGGCGTTCGCCGTGACCCACGCAGCATGGTCAGCGTCGTAGGTCGCCCGAGCTGCCAGATAGGCCTGAGATCGGGCCTGCCACGCAGCCACCGCCGCTGGATCGTCGGTGTTAAGCGCCTCTGGTGCCACCGGCGCTGCCGGTTCGCTGCCGGGGCCCTCGGGGCGAGGCGGCAGATGCGACGCCCAGGTGTCGCCGCCGACATAAGCTGGATCGGTCGACTTCACGACGAAGCTCAGCGCGTCCGCCCAGGTGCGGGTCAACTTGCCGTCTTGGTCGACGCCGCAGACATCGCCGGGCGCGATGGTGCCGCAGCCATCCGCCTTAGTCATGTACTCGGCGTAGTCGGCGCCGTTGGCGTTGAGGGTGCCCGCTGCAGCAACCGAACGGCCGGTCGAAGCCGACGCGTCCACCTTCAAACAGGCGCCCGCGGCGGCAACCGGGTAATTGTCTCCGAGGAAGACGCGACACGCCGCGGTGGAGGTCTGCCCGGCAGCAGAGAACTGGATGACCTGCTGACCGGAAGCATTACCTCTGGTCACGACATGGCTGAGGCCGCTTGTGACGCCGAGCAGGAGGTTGCCTGCGGCGTCGACCCGCATTTTCTCGATGCCGAACTGGCGCTCCCACACCGTGAACGCGTTCGTCCCGGCGGGAAGCCCCATCCCCCAGGCGCCCACATCAGACCCGAAGTACACCGCCGGCGCTAAGCCAGCGATTTCGACAATGTCTCGCATCTGGGTTTGGCCGGGCCCGACCGTGACGCTAGCTGCGCCTCCTGCAACAAGGCTGAACTGGTTCGCGCCAACCCGCGTGAGGCCGGTGTCTTGATCCGCGGCGAAGCGGATGCCCGGTGCCGCCAGGTTGCCGTCCGGGACTAGCCCTTGCCCAATGCCGTCACGCACGGTGGCGAAGCTGTTGAGTAGCTCGGCCGCCAGAAGCGCTAGGTCACGCGTGAAGCTCTGCGTCGGCAGGACCGCGTACCCCTGTCCACCAGCCGTGGCGCCCTGATAGACGCCGGCCAGCTGCAGCTGCGTCGCCGAGATGACCTGCGCAATCTCATATGTGCGGCCATCCGCGCCGAGGAAAGCCTCTCCGGCCGACGCATTGGAGACGAAGTCAGTCCCAGTGCCGGTGACGGTGGCAGAGCCATTCGTCACCGTCACCGTGCCGGTGCGGTACCATGCCATGTGCTATTCCTCGGTCTGGATGATGGAGATGTTCTGGCCGATCGCGTCCTGCTGGATCGTGCCGCTCGGTCCCGGGCCGAGGGAGCGAGTGATCAGGACGGCCGAGTATTCGACCGTGGACCCGCCAGAGGTGTCGCCGATCGTCAGCGAGCCGGACATGGCCTCGCTGTAGCGCGAGGGAGAGGACACGCCGCCGTAGGCCGTGCGCGTCCACTCGCCTGTTGCATTCAGCGTTCCGATCTCGGTCGAGCCGCGATAGAGCTTAACCTGCGCGAAAAGGGCGCCCATCGCGGCACTGCCGGCGCTGGAGGTCGCCTCCCGCGTCCACGTATAGCTTATGACGACGGTGCGGGGCCGGCCGTTGCTCGCAAGCGGCCCGGTCTGCACTGCGGCGTTGGGCGCCGTGCTGGTGGTCTGAACCGCGTTCTTGATGACGCCCGCAGACAGGCTGCCGCCGAAGTACGCGTCGCCGTTGGTCGCCTCATAGCTGATGGCGTTCGCCCGGCTGCACTGCGCGATTGCCATCGTTGGCCCGAACCAGGTGATCAGGTCGCCATTGGCGCCGAAGCCGGTTCCCTGCACCCGCATCACGGAGCCGTTGTTGAAGATGACACGGCCGGTGCCCATCCGCAGGTCGGTGTTGATCAGGTTGAGAGAGCCCGCGCCGGTCTCGGAACCGATCAGCTGGAAGCCCACCACATTGCCGTTGGTGTCGACCTTGACGGTGTAGGTACCCTCGATCTTGCCGACCCGGTTGACCACGGCGTCGAACGCCTGCTCGATCCCGACCTGTCCGACGCCGTCGAGCCGCGCCGTCACCTGCTGGATCGACTGCGCGTTGGCGAGGTCGCCATTCACGACAGCCGACTGCAGGGCGGTGACCGCGGCCGCGTTCTGCCCGATCGTGACCTGCAACGCCGTGATCGACCGGCTGAGCCCGCTGATGTTCGACGCCTGCACCAGCAGTTCGGTCGACAGCCGGCTGTCCACCTGGCCGACCCGCACGTTCAGGAGCGTGCGCGCCGCTGCCTCTGCCGACAGGTCGTCGTTGATCTTTGTGTAGAGCTCCTGCCGGATCTGCGCCTGTGCGGCGAGCGTCCGCTTGGCGGCACCGTCCCCGGCGAGCAGCGCGCGCAGGGCGGCCTCGGCGCCGTCATCGGCGACCGCGCGTGCCTGCCGGATCGTGACCGTGACACCCGACACGTTGCCCAGGCTCTGCAGCGTCTGCTGCACCGATCCCAGGTTGGTTGCCAGCTGGTCGACCGTCGTGCTCTCGGCCTTGAGCGAGACCGTGCCCTCAAGCGCGTTCAGGTCGCTCTCTACGGTCGTGACCCGACCGCTCACGCCGGTAAGCTGCTCCAGGCTCGCCCGCAGCGCCACCGCCGCGTTCAGGCCGTCGATGTCCACCTCAGCGGACGTGACGCGGGAGATCAGTTCGTCCAGGCCCTCGATCTGGCTCGGGTCCAGCTGCGCCGCCAGGATCTTCTCGTTGACGTAATCGACGCTCGCCTTGAGCCCGATTTTGGCATTCACGCCGTCGAGGGCGACTTCTGCCTTCGAGGTGCGCTCTGCCAGCTGGTCGATGGCGTAGATCCGCACTGCCCCTGTGGCCGGGTCCACCGTGATACCCGCGTCCCGCAGAACGTCGCGGGTGCGCCCGGCCTCGCTCGTCAGGCGCAGCAAGGTGTCCGCCAGACGAGCGGTGTCGCGCTCCATCTGACGCTGCGCCGCCGCGCTGTCTGCCGTCGCCTTGTCGAGCAGGTCTACGGCCGCACCAATCGGTTCGATGCGGTCAAGTGTCGCGATCGCCTCGCGGACGGTGCCCGGGCCGAAGGGGGAGTCAGGATCGCCGCTGTTGGTGGCATTGTCCTGCGGCTTGTTCGGGCCCACGACACCTGCGCCCCACTCGATCGATGCCGCACCGGTCGTGACCGGACCGAGGATGCGCCGTTCGCCCAGGACGCCGCCAGCGCGGTAGCTTACCGCCACCTCGTACGCCGTCTCCGACTGTACCGCCGTGATGATCTTCAGCAGGGTCAGCGGCGTCTCGGTGCCGGCAGCGATCCAGCCGGTGCTCGCGTCCTGCCCGGAGACAAAGGCACGGAACTCGAACAACACGGCTTCCGCCGTCGCAGCATCGACCTGGCCGGCAATCACCAGCGCCGGCACGGTGGCCTCACCGGACTCGATCTGCGTCCCGGTGATAGCCCAGGCGCCATCACCCGGCACCGGGACCAGAGGCGGGCCGACCACTCCCGGGGTGGGAGGTGCGACGGTGGTCTGCCCCAGAGCATAGGGGTGCTTGCCGTCCGTCTCGCTGCGGGCCGTCATCACCGGAAGTCCGGACGTCGGATCGATGTCCCGCTGAGTGAGGAGGACCTTTTGCTCGGTCAGGCCGACCTCGGGCAGGTGGACGGTCACGCAGTCGCCCGGCTTGTAGCCGACCCAGCGCGGGCGCAGCGGCAGCGTAATGGGTCCGAACTCGCGTGCGTTCTCGATGTCGTAGCGCGCAGCAACTGCTGCCTGCTTGAGGTCCTGGATGAAGGTGTACGGGATCTCCTTCGATCGCTTGCCACCGTCGATGCCGAGATATTCGGTCGCGGTCACGGGTGCGGCGGTGACCTGCTCCCAGTTGTGAGATTCCGACCGATACTTCGGCACGACAGTGTTGATGCGGTCACGCCGCGAACGGGTCGCCTGGACGGTAGCCTCGCCCGACAGGTCGCCAACTGTCACCCGGTCCAGCGAAACCTTGGGCGCATTCACAAAGCACGAGATCCGCGCCCCGAGCGCAAGGGGCTCACCCATGCCCGCCTGGAGGATGTTGACCAGCGTGTCCCACTTGTTGTCCGTCGAATAGGCGACACCGCCGACCTTCCAGCCGTGGAAGTCTGCAATGTTCGCGCCTTCGACGTAGGCAGCAACATCGAGCCCCATGAGCGGGGCGCCCAGGCCCATCACGCGCTTGCCGTTCTGCCACCGGCCCAGGCACCAGGTCAGACCATGAAGGTACGGGTTCTCGGAATAGACGTACGTCGATTCATCGAGCGCGCGGCAGGGCCCGGATCCCCCGGGATAGGTGCTGTCGCGGCGCGGATCGTAGACCTTGACCCCGCGGATGACCCAAACCGGCTTAGGCGTGCCGTTCTGGTAATATTTCTGCTTCTTCGCGTCGAAGCGCAGCGTCCACATCGCCGCTGCGTATCCCGACAGCTTGTGCAGATCAGTCCAGCCGGGCGGCAGCGACGCGTTGCCGGACTGCACCAGCAGACGGGTCAACTCGGGCGTGCGACCGAGCTGGCGCGCCTGCCACATATAGTCGCGGAAGTAGCCGACCGCGTTGCCGCTGCCGTCGAAGGTCACGGATGTCTGGTCTGCGGAGAAGCTTTCGAAGCCGTCGATGGGACCAGCGCCAGAGAGGACCACAACCATGGTCTCGCGGTCGTTCGGGTCTTTCCCGGGACTCCCATGCTCACGCCAGTAGACAAGCTGACCCGCATTGCCGGTCCGCCCCATCGCATACGGGATTCCACCTTGTCCGGACGCGTCGAAGGTCGTTGGCGAGCCGGTTTGCGACGGCTGTTTGGCCGTGACGCTGGCGCCGACGGACAACGCGGCTGCGGAGGCGGATGCCACCGAGGCGACGGTCGCGATCGACAGGCTGCCGATGCCGGCGCTGCCGGCGGCCGCGGCGGCGGTGGCACCGACCACGGCGCCGACGCCGGTCGCAACAAGGGCCACGGCGCCGACGATCATGGCGGCCGTGCGGAGCGTCTTGCTCATGCGGAGGTCCTGCTACTGGATCGGGACGCGCCAGGCGGCGACGAACTCAAAGGGCTCTAGGATGGTCGCGCCGACGGCATCCTCGTGGAAGCTCACTGTCTTGCCGTTACCGAGCACGACATGCAGGGCGCCGCCGAAGCCGCCGTCGCCCGGGACCAGCATCAGGTCGCCGGAGATCGCGGCCGCAGGCGGGATGCGCTCAAAGCCGTAGCTGTCCACAGCCTCACCCAGATTGTCGAAGCCGCGGGCGCGCATCGCCTTCAGCGCCGAGCGCGCCGAGGCGTAGGAGCCGGACGGCGGCAGCCGGACCTGATGGCCCATCTTGCGGAGGTGAAATGCGGCCATGCGAACGCAATCGCGGGTACCGTACCGGAGCGGCTTGTTGCGAAAGTGGTCCAAGGTCGCCTGCGCCACCGCCACCCGACGCTCCATCATGCTCACCGACATCAGCGGACCCTGGCTGCCGTGGGCGGGCGCTCGACGCCCCAATAGACACCCTGCGGCACGTCGTTGAGGTAGGCGAGCCCACGCTCTCCGGGCCAGACGTCCTCGTGGAAGCCCGGCGAAAGGCGAATGCCCTCATCTTCGCTGAAGAACCGCTCGAAGATCGAGGCGACTTCGTATTCGATTTCGCGCCCGTCCGCGCCCGCCTTGATGATGGGAACATCCAGTTCCCCCAGGAAGAGCAAGTGGGTGCCGATCACCTGACCGGTTGCCGGGTTCACAGCACCGAACGAAATCGCCGTGAGCGATCCCTGCATCTCCGGAGCGGCCAGGTCGGCGGCGGCGGCGTCGCTAGCGGGTGTCAGCGTCATCGACAGCCGGGGCGCTTCCGTGCCCATGCCGTCCGTCAGGTTCTCCATTGCCTGCAGGGTGCCGTACGTGGCGTCACGGCCAACGAAGGTGCGGCCGCCGAATGTCACCCGGCCGGCTTCCGACAGCAGGTTCAGCTGACGGCCCGGCAGGTCGATCGCCACAGTGCCAAAGATCGTCGGCGCCGGGCCGCTCAGGGCGGCGTCGAGCGCCGGGCTCAACTGCGTCATTCCGCTTCCTTGATCGTGAATTGGGCTGGCGTCGTCCGCATGCCTTTCAGCGTCCACGAGACGCTGTTGCCGCTGAGGAAGCCCTCGATCATCGGCTGAGCGAACTCGCAGATCGCAGCATCGCCAGGCTGGATCCGGAGCATCGGTCCGATCGGCAGCACCAGCCGTCCGGTCGCATCAGCGCTCACCTCGCCAGCCGCCTCATGCAGGTAGCGGCGGCCGCCATGGATAATGCTGAAGAACTGGCCTTCGCGAACGGTGTACCCTGGCCGGAAGCCGCGGAGCGAGAGGCTAGAACCCTGCTGGCCCGCGCCACTGACCACCGGCGCGCCGGGTACGCCAACGTCCAGGCCCGGCTGCAGGAATGGGAGAATCGCGCCCTGTGTCAGTGCGCGCCGCAGGCGCGAGAGATAGACGCGCATGGCGTCGCCAGAGGTGAAGCTGCGTGAGGGCAGCGTCACGCTGATCTGGTATCGATCGCCCAGGCGGTTGAAGCGCTGATCGGCACCGCCGAGCGGCGACCCCACCACCGCACCAAGGCTGACGAGCGAGGGCTGCGCGTCGCTCGGGACGGGCGAAGAGGGAAGCAGGATCGACATCAGCGGCCACCCAACTGCTGTCGAGACTTCCTTGCGAACCTTGTCTGCGCCATGTCGGCTCCGCCGGCTGCGCCATGCATTGCAGCTGCCGCCATGCCCTCAGCGATCCAGCCGCGAACGGTATCGACCAACACAGCATCCTTCGCGTCGATGTTGATATTCACCGTTTGCCCACCCCTTCCGCCTGCGCCGCCGTCCAGCAAGCGCCGCGTCTCTCCAGCGGAGGTCACTCGCGATCCCTGCGGGAGAGACACCAGCTCGGGCCCGTTCTCGGCAAGGTACGTGGCGCCGCCGGACCACCATTCAGTGCCAGCGGCGTTATTGCCTGGCTTGCCGCCGAACAGGCTGCCCACCTTCCCGATCAGCCCGCTCAGCGTCGGCAGGGCCTTGTCGCCATTGATCAGGTTCTTGAGCGGGTTCAGCAGCGCGAGCTTCACGAACTCGCTCTTGAGCATGTTCAGGATCGTCTTGCCGGCGTTGCCCCAGCTGGACCACGTATCCTCCGACAGGACCGTGTCCACGAAGTCGCTCCCGAAGTCTCGCAGCTCCTGGAAGCCGGCGGCGGCAAGCTTCGCCTTAGCGGCGACGCCATCGAGGTGCTCCTGGTTCTCCAGCAGCTTGCGCCCCTCCTCGCTGTCGGCGGTGATCCCTTCCCGTTTCATGCGCAGGATCAGGTCCAGCTTCGCCATTGCGCGATCGCGCTCGTCGTTGCCGGCAGCCGCCAGGGAAAGGTCCAGCTTCGCCAGTTCCAGCGAGTCCCGCTGATCGTCGGAGGTGCCGACGTAGAACTGCGCACGCCGATAGCCTTCGCTCGCGCGCGCCTCGTTGACCCGGGCATCGACGAACCCGCTTCGGTCCTCACCGGTCAGCTTCTTGGCGTCCGCGTCTCGCTCCGCCGCCCGTCGCGCTGCATCGAGGGCGCGCTGCAGCGGGTCCTTGCCGAGGTCACGGATGCTCTCGATTGTCTCCGCGAACCGATCCTTCGACGCCTTGGTCTCGACGACCGCCGCGCTGCGCCCCTCTTCGGCGTGCATCTCGGCAAGGGCCTTGCGATAGGCTTCGATAACGACGGTCAACTGCGCCAGCGCCTCGCCCTGGGCGACGGTCTGGAGCTTCAACAAGGGGCGCAACGCCGCTTCATCGGACAGAGCCTGAGCCATACCGTCCACCGGCAACGTGCCGGCGAGCACCTGGGCACGCACAGCCGCGCGCGCCTCCGTCTCCTCACGCAGCTGGGCAACGGACTTCGCGCCGTTCGCCACCTGCTCGCCGACCATCACCTGCAGCTGGCGCGCTACCTGCGCGTCGGTGTCGATGCCCCTGCGCGTGGCGTCCGTCAGGCCCTTGCGGGCGGCCTCGGCACGCAGTGCGGCGGCACCGCCAACCAGATACGCCTTCGCCAGATCGAGCGAGGCTTCGGCGTTGACCTCCATCGCCTCGGCCTGACGGCCCAGCGATTCCGCGCGGCGATCACCGCTGCGGCGGCTGGCGTCCTGCGCGACGTTGAGATCGCGCTCTGCGGCCGTGCGTGCCTCCAGCAGCTTCGCCTGGTCCGCCTGCGTCTTGCCGCTCGCCTCATAGGCGGCATCGGCTTCCTTGATGCGGATCTGATACTGTGCCTGGGCGCGATCCAGCGCGGTGGTGGCGCCGGCGAGCTTTGCACGCGCCTCAAGCAGGCTGGTGTCGGCGTTCGCGAGCGCGGTGGTGTCGCCACGAAGCGCACGAAGCTCCTTCTGCAGGTCAGCGTTCTCGCGCGCGGCGATGATCGCCTGACCGCCGATCCCGGAGACGTCGAGGGCCACCCGGGCCAGTTCCGGCCGGGTCTTCGCCAGCGCGGCTAGGCCGTCTGCCAGCTTCGCGACGTCACCACCCGCAGCCCGGATGACCCGCTGCACATCGACATCGTCTTCGAAGCTGACGCCGCTCGTGGTGGAGCCCGGAGCTGCGCGGGTCGTGCGGAGGGTAGCATCCGCGGCGCGATCGAACGCCTTCGCGCGGGCATCGGTGACCGCCTTCTCGTTCGCCGCGATCTGCGCCTGGCGCGTCAGGATGGCATTGAGGACCAGCGTGCGGTTCTGCTCCTTGAGCTTGCCCGTCGTGCTGTCGATGAAGTTACCGATATCCGACTGCCGGTCCTGGAACTTCTTCATGCCCGCTTCGGCCTTTTCCGAAGCGTCGTTGTTCTTGAGCAGGTGATCCGTCAGCGCGCCGAGCAGCAGCATGCCGCCCGTAATCGCGAGACCGTAGGGCCCGATCATGAAGCGGGCGAACGATCCGGCCTTGCCCTCTAGGTTGGCAAACTGCCCCGCCGCCTGGCCGCCCTGGATCGCCAGCACGCTGAGCGGGTTCGCACCCATAGACAGCTGGGTGAACAGATCCTGCGCCTGGAACGACAGGCCCTGCATCGCCGCACGCTGGGCGCCAGCGGAGTTGGCGTTGCGTTGCTGCGCCGCGGTCGCGGTGTCGAGGGCGGCCCTCTCCTGCCCGAGCTTGGCGACGTACTGGTCGAGCGAGATCCGGCCCTTGCTGACCAGATCCCGCGCGTTCTCCATCTCGGCGTTGAACCGCTGCTGTGCGGCCGCAGCAGGATCGATTGAGGCGACAAGCGCGCGGGTCCGAGCATCCAGTTGCTCTTCGACGGTGAGCAACTCGCTCATTGCCTGCGCTGAGCGCTTTGCTGAGCCCTCCCACTGGCCGAAGCCGGTCCCGGCGGCAGCCTCTACGCGGGCCTGTACCGCAGTCAGCTCGGCAGTCTCGGTCGCGGCCGTGCGCGTTGCGCCAGCCACCTTTTCGAGGATCGCAGCTGCCTGTGCCTCGGCCTGCACGAACTGATCCAGCGTAATGCGGCCGGCATCGTGCAGCGCCGCGGCTTCGCGGATCTCGGCATTGTAGCGCTGCTGAGCCGCGAAGGCGGGATCGATCGCACTCACCAGCGCCCGGGTCCGGACGTCCAGCTGCTCTTCGGCAGCGATCAGCTCCTTGAAGGCCGCGGCAGACTGGCGGGCGGATCCCTCCCACTGGCCAAAGCCGGTGCCGTTCGCGTCGGCGATCCGCATCTGCACGGGCGACTGCGGCGCGATCGCAGCGATCTTGGCGGCGGCATTGGCCTGCCGCTGGATCGCCGCCTCAACGTCCTCGCCCGCCCGCTCGTAGGCTTTGCTCCAGCGCTTTGCCGACGCGTCACCCGACGCGGCGATTTCGTCAAAGGTGCGGGTGACATCGGCCTTGCCGGTCGTGCCCATGCGGATCGAGACGGACTTTTCCACGCGCCCTCCTCACTCCCCGGCGTCACCCCCGGCGAACCGGGCGACGATCACGGCTTCCGCGTCTGGCAGAACGTCCGCCAGCATCTCCATGTCGGCACCCAAGGCAGCACCGATCGCCATCACGGCGGCGTAGTCGAGGGCGAACGGCTTGCCGTCCATTCCCCGGACGCGCAGCTGCCGCTCGCAGGAGTTCAGGACTTGCCAGACGCCTTCCGCTTCCTCGGTGTCGGGCTCTTCGATCCGGTACGGGCACTGCTCGCACCGCCGCGCTTCACTCGCTTGGCAGGTGAGCTGGCAGTATCGCTCACCGGCATCGCCGCCTCCCCAGTGCCATTCTGAGAGGCGGCGGAGACGTTTTTTGTCCGCTCCCGCAGCACGAACGGCATGACATACGCTTGGTCGAGAGCCTCAAAGATGAGCGGGTCCGAGAGCGCGTGCTCAAGGTTCTCACGGCTGAACGGCAGCTGCTGACCGGGGCCCTCGTCCTCGGGCCCTCCCATCAGGCAGACGTCCTTCCAGTCGCGGGCGCCGGCAAGGATCAAGGCCACGCTGAGTGCGTCGCCCAGTTCCTCAAGCTGCTCGGCAGCCGGGGCGTCAGCGGCCTCTTCGCCTTCCTCGGCCTCTTCGCCCCGGATCGCCTTGATCGCTGCGCGGCGGGCCGCGCGCATCATCTTGCGGTCGATCGGAGCGAACAGCACCTGGCAGCCCATTACTGGCACCCATGCGGGACCCTCTGCCTTCTTCTGGATAACGAGCATCAGGCGGCGTCCCCGATCCACTCGAGACGGACCTTCCGCGCCTCCTCGATGACCTTCAGGTCGCTGCCCTCGCGCACGAAGTTGCCCCGCTCGACCGCATAGCGGCGGACGGTACCCTTTTCGGTGTCCGCCTCCAGCACATGCGCGATCACCTTGCCGGTTTCGGCGTCGATCACGCGCAGGTCGGCAAAGCCGGGGGTGATGCCGGCGGCAGCATGGGTCGGCAGCGGCGGCACGGTCTTTTCGGTCGCCGCGTTGGCGGCGGTGTCTTCCTTCTTCACGGGCGTTCTCCGCTGGAGGATCAGTAGCTGGCGACGTCGTTCTTGAGCACGGCCGTCAGCGTGTGACCGCCGGCACCAGACGCCTGCCAGTTGGACGTGGCCTGGACGCCGCCCGGGCCGGTGATCGGCGTCTTCACGCGCGGGAGGAACACGCGCGGGACAGTGAAGACGAGGCTGAAATCGCCTCGCTTCCAGCCAAACGACAGATCGATCGGGGTACCGTCGACAGCCGCGTCGTAGAGGTCGAGCCGGTCGAACCGCATCGTCAGTTCGCCGTTCATCATCGCCTTGAGCGGATCCGCGCCGTCGATACGGCCGTCTTCGCGGATCGCCTCCACCTTCTCGTAATTGTTCGAATAGGTGAAACCCGCGCCCGTGACGCTGCCCAGCACCTCACCGCCGCGCTTGATCGAGCCCGTCGCCTGCTGGAATCGCTCGCCGGCCAGCGTGGTGGGCGTGCCAGCGACGCTCAGCGCCTGCTTGCGGGTTTCGCCCTGCGCGATGACTCCGATCGTCGCGTTGAGCATGCCGGAGCGCGCCATCGACACGCGCAGCTGGTTTGCCAGCGCGCCGAAGTTGACGGAGAAGCTCGGGATTTCGGGGTTGCCGATCTCGATCGACGCGGACGGCAGCTGGTCCTTGCCGGAAGTGAAGGTGTGCGTGGTGACGCCGCTCGCGGTGGCGGAGACCGGGTCGCCCAGCAGCAGCTTCAGCCACCAGCCGAAAGCGCGGGTGTCCATCGGCACCACGACGTCGCCGTCGTTGGTCGCGACATCATATTCCGGGTCGAGCCCCTCGCGGCCGAAGCCAAGCTGATCGTCCTCGATGAGCGGCCGCTCCTCCCCCAGCGAGTTGCTGACGAACGGCAGGCGGCGGAAGCCGCTCGTGGGCGTCTGCCCATAAGCGGTTTCGAACACGGCCGACTGCACGGCATTGATGCCGAGCGCGCGCCGGCGGGTAGGCTGTACGGCCATGGTGGGTTCCTTCGGGCTCAGTTGAGAGGGGAAGTGGTCGAGTAGGAGGCGACCAGGTCGAAATCTGCGCCCCGCGCAGGGTTCGCGCCCTCGCCGTAGATGTCGTCGGTGTTGGGCCCCGTCGGCTCCAGCCAGTCGCAAAGCCCGCCGAGCGTGCGGTCCGCTTCGACCTGGTCGCCGATCCGGCCCATCATGCGGTCGACGTCTTCTTCGGTAGCCCCGGTCACTTCGATGGGGATGCGGTGCTCATAGTGGTAAACGAGCGGACAGAGGTCGACTTCGGGCTCTCCGGGCTCGCCACTGCGAATTACCACGCGCCCCGTCGGCGGGATCCGAGCGGGCGCCGCGTCCGCGCCGTCCAGCCCGAGCACCTGCGAGTGCGGCACGGCCGCTTGTACGAGCGCCTTTACGGCGGCGAGAACATCGAGGCGCTTGCTCACCAGTTCTTCTCCAGCCCGCGCGTAAATGCTGCGATGAAGGCGGCGCTCCAGCGCGCGGCGGGGCGGTCCAGGTCGAGCAGCTTGGGCATGCGCGCCACCGGCACGAGGGTGAACATCAGCACGCGCTTGAGGACGCGGCCTTGGGCCAGTCGCCGAGCAGTGGCCTGGCGGACCCCGCGCCCGCGCCGCGCGCCGACTGCGTTGATGAACGCCAGCACACGACCATTCTTGCCGCGCTGATAGAACAGGTCCTGGTTGAAGGTGTGCTCGACCTGCTCTGGCGTCATGCGGCGCGAAGAGCCGCGGCGGCCGAGCGCCCGCGGCACCTTGTCTGTCGGGATGGCGAGGAACCGGGAGCCGTTCACCGGCAAGATCGTCGCGCCTCGCACGAAGCTGTCGATGATGTCGGGGGCTCGGCTGTAGATGTAGCCGGCCGGGTTCATGCCGTTGCGCGACTTCGGATAGACGTTGCCACGCCAGGTGTTCGCCAGGCGCTGGCCGAGACCGGCCGAAGTCACCTGCCCGCGCAGCTCGCGCAGTGCATCGCCAGTGGTGGCGCGCATCGCGACGGTAGCCGCACGCGCGACGCCCCCCTCGGCTTCGCGCATCACCTTGGCGAAGTCGGGAACCTCGACCTCGAATTTCACGCTTCCGGCGCCTCGCAGGTCCAGGTCATGCCCTCCACATCGAGCGCCGGGTCGCCGGTGACGATGCAGACAGTTAGGACCTCCGCCTGGGCGGCCGGGTCAATCTCACGGATCAGGAAGCGATCGCCGGTGACCGGTGCTGGCACTTCGGAGCGCCGCACGTCGATCATGCAGGTGTCCCGCCGAATCCGGCTGTCGCCGAAGTTGGCATCAGCGGTTGGGCGGGAGCGGATGATCCGCACACCCTCCTGCACGCCGCTTTCGGTCACGTAATCCGCCGCCTCGGAGCCCGGCCCGTGGAACAGGGCGTCGAGCGCCGAGGCGAACGGATCCATGGCCTTACGCGGCGATCTGGCCGGTCAGCAGAACCCGGCCGACGGTGTCGGCAGACGCCTGCGACTGACGCGCCACGCCGATCAGCGTGTTGCCGGTAGCGGTCGAGGTGACCCGCTTGTTGGTGTTGTCCCAGTAAAGCTTGGTGGTGTCCGCCACCCAAGCTTCTCCAGGGGCCTTGGTCATGTCGAACACGCCAACGCGGCGCGCTTCCACTGGGGCACCCTGCGCAGCAGAGGCGAGGGCAACGGCGAACACCGCGCCGACCAGCAGCCCTGCGCCACTGGTTACCGCATAGGGAGCGGTCATGGTGATGGTCTCACCGGGCTGGATGAAGTTGCGTGCCATCTTGGCTTACTCCTTGTCCGCCGCGGCCTTGCGGCGCGCAGGCTTGGTCTCGGCCGGAGCGTCGGTTTCGACTTCGGCCTGGTGGGGGTTAGCGGGGGTCTCCGCTTGCGAGCCGCTCGGCTCGGTGCCTGCTTCGACCGGGGCGTCCCGGTTCTGCTTGGCGGTAAAGTCGGCGGTCACATCCTCGCCCACTTTGCTCTCGACGAGGCGCTCGGCTTCGGCATCGTCAACATGCAGCACACCCTCGTGGGGGTGCCGCAGCACGCCCGCGACGTGCGCTGCGGTCAGCAGCTTCACGAACTTCATGGCTGTTCTCCTGAAGCGGTCAGGGCGGCCGCAGCCGGCCCTGCCGCAGGTTCACGGGTGCGCGGGCCTTAGGCGCCGGGCTGCTTGTAGGCGGAGCGCCAGTTCACGGCGCCGACGCCGTAATCGTGGCGGACCTTCCACTCGACGCCGTCGACGCGCCAGCCGTCCTGGCTGTCGGTGAACGGCCCGGTCACACCGTTGAGGAACACCACCTCGATTGCCGGCGCGACGTTCGGATCCGCGAAAGCGTAATAGGCGGCGCCGGACAGGCGCGGGCTGTCGACGATGTCCTCAAACATCCCGTTCACGATGTTGGGCCGCTGCAGCTTGTTCACGGCATCCGGATCGTACTGGCTGCCGTTGATGACACGCGCTGCGCCGCCAAGCGCGAGCGCGAGCAGCAGGATGGACGGGCGGATGTCGAGGAACTCGTTTCCGCTGACGTCCTTCTGCTGCGCCATCGCAACGCGGATCGCGTCGAAGGCAGCGACCGAAGGCGCGGCACCCGCTGCAGCGAGGTTGCCGTGGTCCGCGTGGAACAGCGGCTTGCCGTCGTTCATGATCGGGTTGCTGTTGAGCAGCGCGAACACGTCGATCTCGATCGTCAGCTTGGCGGCCCGGCCGAGGTCGACGGCGAGACCGGAGAACACCTCCATATCGTCGTTGACGATCGCCTGACGCGACAGGTTGATGATATTGCCCTTGGTCGAGGCGGTGATCGCTTCCTTCGCGAGGTCAGGGATGGCCTTATTCTTGAACTCACCCGACTCGTTTACGTTGTCGAGCGCGCCGAACGAACCGCGCAGGTATCGGCTATGCGGCCGGAAGTCGGTCACCGTGCCGGTGCCGCAGAACCGCGTCCAGGTGTCGGGCGTCGTCGCATAGGCAGCCTGCAGCGTGCGGTGGATCGCGTTCTCGAACAGGACCGGGAAGTCGCTGGTCGTCTGCGTGATCACCGCGCCCTGCGAGGTCATCGCCTGGCGCACGATCTGGTCCGGGTCGCGAGTGGTGATGTTCACGCCCAGGTTGCCGAGCGATTCGCGCGCGAGGTCGACGTTGCGAACGCCACGGAACTCGCCCGGGTCGATCTTGATCGGCTTGCCGTTTAGCGCCGCCGCCTTCTCGACGAGGTGGGCGACGCCCGCCTTAACGAGCAGCCAGTTGGTGGCGCCCTCTCGGAACTTCTCGCGCTGGTCCACGGTGACCCGAGCGGGGCTGTTGTGGCCGATATTGGCCGCGTCACCTTCCTCTGCGAGCTTGTCGAGAATCTTCTCGCGGGCGGTGGCGAGCTCCGTGCCATCGTTGACAAGGCCGTCGATGAAGTCGCTGGGCACGTTGTGCTCGGCACCGAGGGCGCGGATCGTTCCGACCCGAAGCCGCTCGGCGTTGACAGCGTTCTGCACGTCGGCGGAAGTCAGCGCGACGGCCGACGTGTCGGTCTGGGGCGCCGGAGTGCTGGTGGCCGGCGTCAAGGCAAGGGCACCGGTTGCCGGGAGCGCGTCCTGTGCGTTGAGCGCCACGGCAGACTTGACGATCTTGTCGATCTCGTTCTGCGTGCCGCCGTCCTTCTGGAACGTGGCGATCGCGGCAACCAGCGCCGCGCGGGTCTTATAGAGGTCCATGGTGTTCTCCTGTGGACGTTTAGGAGCGGCAGCGGCCGTCCGCGGGGTTCCCAGCATCGCCATTGCGGAGATGACCGGGCTTTCGGGGGCCTTGCGAAACCCGAATGCTGACACGTTGCAGGCCGCGGCGTTCGACGCCTCCGACACGGACGTGATGAACTTTTGCTCGAGCGCCTGCTCCGAGGTGAACCAGGTCTCGGCGTCGAGCATGGGGATCAGATCGTCGGCGCTCAGACCGGTCTGACCCGCGTAGATCCGCACGAGCTGGTCGCGGATCACGTCGAGCTTGTCGGCCGCAGCGCGAAGCTCGCGAGCGTCGCCGATCGCCACATCCCACGGATTGTGGATCATCATCAGGGCATTGTCGGCCATGATGATCTCGTCGCCGACCATGGCGATCACGGACGCCATCGAGGCGGCGAGCCCGTCGATATGGACAGTGACCTTGCGGCCGGCGGCCTTAGCGGCGGCGAGCGCGTTGAAGATCGCCAGCCCCTCCATGACGTAGCCGCCCGGGCTGTTGATGCGGACAACGATGTCGCCATCGTCGCTGGCGATCAGGGCGAAGAGCGTCTTGGCATCAAGGCCGTCCCACTCGTCACCGACGATTCCGTAGATGAGGATTTCGAGCATTCAGGCCCCCTGAGGCTGTGCGGGAGGAGCGGAGGACTCTTGCTCCGCGGGGTTGCCGACAGCGGTGACCCGGCGAGGGTCGCAGTCGAAAATGAGCCCGAGCTTGTCGATCTTCTCGGCGTCGGCCTTCCACTCGGCGAGGAAGGTGTCGGGATCCTCCCCGCGGCGGCGGGCGGCAGCGGAGATCGTGTCCTGACCAGAGCGGATGGCGTCCCGGGTCGCCTTCACCTCTTCGGCGGGGTTGATCATCTCGCGGCCCGGGGGCGTCCACCGTACCGTGACGCCCTCGACGTTCTCGCCCAGCATCGCGAATGCATCGATCAGCCAAGTCGAAACCGCGCCGCAGAACTGCGGAATGAACATCGTCCACTGCCAGGCAGCCAGCGACCGCTGATATTCCAGCCAGCCCATCCGCCCGGACGAGAAGTTGACGTTGGACAGGTCGCCGGTGAGCGCCTCGTACGGCACGCCCAGGCCGGCACTCACCGCGCGCAGCGAGACCTTGGTGTAGTCAGCGTACCCGTCGACGCCCGGCGGGCTGGAGAAGGTCACTTCCTCCCCGGGGCGGGCGTATTGAAAGGTGCCGGGCTCGATATAGTCGAGCGGCTCGCGATCGTCGGGCCCGCCCTCTTCCTGCGCGATGCCGGGGATCAGGCCGTCCGGATCCTCGCCGGTCACGACACCGACGAACGCGCTGGCGAGCTTCTGACGCGTGAGCTGCGCATCCTCGAAGTCGCCGAAATCCTTCATGCGGAGGATGACCGGTGCGAACCAGGTGGCGCCGTGTTCCATCTCCGGGCGGTCCGCGCGGAACACGTGCGCCACGTCTGCCGCCTTGACGAAGGTAGAGCCCAGCGCGTCGGCGCGTCCTCCACCCGGATGGCCGTTGAACAGCCAATAGCCCTCGCGAGCACCGAGGGGACTGAACTGCACGCCGTTGATCAGGAAGCCGCCCTGCACGCCCGGAGCGGTGGAGAGGGGACCATGCTTCGACGGGTCGATATAGTCCGGCTCGATCACCTGAAGCTGGAACGGCAGCGGCAGCCGGTCGGAGGCCCGACGCCAACGGCGACGCATCACCACGGCGCCGCTCTCGACGATGGTCCGGGCCGCCTGAAGCTGGAGTCCGTAGAGATCATGCCGACCGCTGGCGTCGCACGCGGTGGTGTCGAGGTGCCTACGAGCCAGCTTGTTAAGCCGGTCATCGATCTTGCCGTCGCGGTACACCTGAAAGGTGATCCCGGTGCCGACCATGTTGTTCGCGATCGTGGACGCGCCGCGCGCCGCGAACGGATTGTTGCGGACGAGGTCACGCGCGATTCCGCGGAGTGCTGCAGCAACAGCCGGCGAAAGTTCGCCGTTGGCATCCAGCCGCGTGCGCCGCCACCCTGCGGCCCGGCGACCGAGGGTGGCGCCATCGTACTCCGCGCGCGCGCCGCGCCCCGTACGGATGCGCTTGCGCACGCTTGCAACGGCTGGCGCCGGCTCGGCAGGTGGCCGGCGCAGCAGCCGATCGAGGATCGAGCGCTCAGCCATTTAGAGGCCGCTCCGGTAAAACGGCACGCGACGGCGGACGATCGCGCCCTTTGCCGTCGTCTTCATCGCCAGCTCGCTCTGGATCACCGCCTTCGCGGCGAGCAGTTGGTCGAGCGACTGATATTCCGTCCGGCGACCATCCGCGAAGGTGACGCTGCGGATGCCGCTCGCGATCGCTTGGTTGAGCCGGTCCAGGTCGGACTGCTGATACGACATTCCTACCTCCCTCGGCTGGTGAACGGGTTGGCGCGCTTCGGCTTCGGCTTAGGCTTGGCTTTGACCGCAGGTGGCGCGGCCGGCTGTGCTGGCGCGCGATCATCAGGAACTTGCGGCGGAGGCGCCGGCGGGGGAGGTGCCGGCTTGGTGAACTCGCCTCGGGCCTTCTGCCAATCGCTCTCGCGCCAGCGATCGACGCCCAGTGAGAAGGCGACCGCGCGGGCATAGACCGCGTTATCGAGCGCCTCGTTGCGGTCGCGGACCTTGTGCCACTCCCGCCGGAAGCCGCCGCTGCGCAGCCGGATGATGCGGAGTTCCTCCGCCACCAGCTGCTTGATCCACTCGTCGGTGGTGCCGTCGGGCAGGAAGACATACCCGTCAGGATATTCCTCACCGTCGACCGGCTTCTCCTTCTCAAGGTCGCCGAAAAGCTCGAGCTTCAGCATCGAGGTGCCGATGTTCCAGAGCCGGACACCGCGCTTCAGCTTGCGACCGTTGACTGTGACGTCCTGCCAGGTCGGGGAACCGATCGGCTGGTTGGCGCTGATCTGGTGGCGCCCTTTGACCGCCATCGCGAAGCCCGGGTGCCGGCGCGCCCAGGCGTACACCTCCATGGTGTTCTCGCCGTCGCCGGAGTCGATCGCCACCCGCGCCAGCCGCATGGACCGGCCGTCCTCAGTCTCCCATGTGCGCGCGACCTCTACGTCGAGCTTCTTCCAGGTCTTCTTGTCGGCGATGGGGCCAAAGACCTCGATGCGCTCGACGAACTCACGACGCCCGTTCGGACCAAAAGCCCAGATGTCGAGGTCGATGCGCCCGCCGCCGCCGCGCTGGACGTCAGCAGCCCCGACCAGAAGCCCGGCCTTCGCCGAGGGCGTTCCAAGCCGCATCGCCTTCTCCCGGCGATCGTAGAGGCGCTGCCACTCCGGAGCCTCGCCGCGTTCGGCCCATGCCTCACCCAGCACCTGGTTGACGAAAGTACGGAGCAGGTTCGGGTCCTTCCGGACCTCCAGAAACTCGCGCGCAATCTCCAGCCAGGCCGCGCCGGGATGCTGGCTATAGGCTGCCCAGATGTGGAACGACCGGTGCCGCGGGAAGGCGTCGGGATTGTGCGCCCGCCACTCGCCCGCCTCGTCCATCGCCGGCTTGTCAGCTTCGTCGATGTCACAGCCGTTGACGCACCGGTACCAGGCCCGGGTCGGGTTCTCCTTTGGCTCCCACCGGATGCCAGCGCCGGTTCCGTCCCCGAACACGAGCTGCTGCATCTCGCCGCAGTGTGGACAAGGAACGTACCGGTATTCCTGGCTGCCCTGCTCAAACAGCAGGTCGATCCGGCTGAAGCCCTTTACCTTCGGCGTCGAACCAGCTGCGCTGAACCGGCGCGGTGAGGTTAGGTTGCGCTTGTACGCCAGCCGGGCTGGGTCGCCCTCTTCCTTCGACGCCCAAGGGTAACCGTCGCATTCCTCCAGGAACACGTCGTCAGCGGTGACGCGCCGGAACTCCTTCGGGCTGTTCGCACCCTTGATCTGGATCCAGCCGCCTTTGTAGCGCTTCGCCCTGATCTGGTTGTCCGCGTGCCTCGGCTTGAACGTGGCAACCGAGCGAACCACCGGCCATTGCAGGACCGGGTCGAGATCGTCGCGGCTGAACTTCTCCGCGTCATCGATCGTCGGCTGATAGATCAGCGTGCGGGCGGGATCGAACTTGATGCGCCAGGCGACGAAGCACTGCAGGATCGTTGAATAGCCGATGCGGCTGCTCTTCCGCACCGAAAGCTGCGTCGTCTCCGGATCTGTGAAGGCGTCAGCAATGTCCGCCTGGAACGGGAACGGTCGGATGCGTGCACCGTCGTCGGAACGCGCGTGCTCGACCATGAACTTCGACAGCGGCGGCCGCTCGCGAGGCTTGCAGGCCGCCAGCCAGGCACGGGCGAGCGCTACACCATGCGGGCCGGGTGCCCGGTAGGGCTCAATCGCCCCCTTCTTCTTCGGGCTCGCTGTCATCGAAGCCCCCGCCGCGCGCCTCCTCAATCCGGGCCATGCTCAAGTCGGTGAGGACGTTGTTGATCTCGGCATCGATGCGGGCGCGAAGCTTGGTGTCACCCTTGGCGACGCGGGCGCCGACCTGCTGTAGCTGCGCAACGATCATGACGATCACGCCAGCGCCGGCGGCGACCATGTCGGGCAACGAGGCGAGTTCCTGGCGCCGCTCGGCGTTGTCCATCGCCTTGGCGTCGGCCTGCTCCTTCGCCAGTCGCGCCTGCTCCTGTTCCTTGTCGAGCATGCCGCCGCCCTCGTTGAGGTCGGCAATGACTTGCTCCAACTTTCGGAGCCGATATGAGACGAATGCCTCGACGTATTCCTCTGCCGTGGTACCCGGTCGCGGCAGCTCACCCGCCTGCATCCGGTCCCGAACCCAGCTGTCCGACATGCCGACAAGCCACGCGACGTCAGCGCGAGTGAGCGTTTCGGTGTCGATCGTCAA